GGAAGATGTAGACTTAGACACTCCTGAAGGCCAAGAACGCTTTGTAGCGTTAAATAAAGCGGCTGTAGACGGTGGTTACGAAGGAGTTATGATTAAGGACGTTGATGCTCCTTATGAATGTAAACGAACTCATGCATGGCTTAAAGCAAAGCCGTTCATTGAGGTAACATTAGAGGTAAAGGATGTTGAAGAAGGAACAGGACGAAATGAAGGACGACTTGGTGCATTTGTTTGTGAAGGCATTGATGACGGAAAGAAAATTAATGTTAATGTCGGCAGTGGCTTTAGTGATGCTAATCGTGACGACTTTTGGAATAGTCGCACTGATATCACAGGTCAACTTGTAGAAGTAAGAGCTGATGCTGTAACACAAAACCAAGACGGAACTTATAGTTTACGTTTTCCAAGATTTAAAACATTCCGTGGCTTTGAGCCAGGAGAAAAGTTATAATGAATAATTTTGAATTATTATTTGTTAGTTTACTAGTTGTTACATGGATGTCATACGGTATTCATGTAATAAAAGAGTTTATAAGAAACCACGTTGATTAGGAGAAAGGAAATGATACAACCGAGTTTAAAAAAGCCAAGTCTATTTAGACGAACTACAATGAGTCTCGTAAGTGGCTGGAGACGAGTAATGGATGTTAAATATAATCCACTAAAATATATCCCAGACCCAAGTTTACAAACTTACTTTATGTTGGTATTGTTTACTATATGGAGTGTATGGTTTGGATTCTTAGCTGCAAACTACCTAGGGTGGTTTGGTTATAATACTGTAGCAAGTATTATTGTTCACTTTGCAATCTTAGTACCACTGGCAATGACTAATGCAATCTTTGTTGATGCAGAACGTGATGGTCATAAGTGGTTAAAAGAATGGAAAGCAGAACAGTCACGATACAACATTGTTGTAAATAGACTTAAGACTAAAAATTTAACTATTTGGAACCCTAATAAAGAGGCATAAAATGAAACATATCTTATATTTTGTAAAATGGAACTTTACAGATATGCAACCCCATTCAAAACGAATGATAGCATATTTTGCGATTGCAATTCTAAGTGCTATATTTGTTCATGAAGATTTATTTTTTCTTGCACCAGTATTAATCTTCATTGATCTTACGCAAGATATTATTCGGCATCGCTATGCTGATTTTAAAAAAGAACAAAACGAAATTGTTCAAACGCTCAAAGCGCCTTATAAAAAGCATCTAAAAGAGTAAGATGGACAGATACGTTCTGTATACGTTCAACATGGCAGACGTAGAGGATCCTGAACTCTACGTTTCTGCACCAATCTACAAGTGGCAACAAACACCAGAAGGAAAACTTTGTATGAAGCACGGTTCAGACATTTCATACCAGATTAGCCCCGATGATTATTCGTACGGATATAAAGTAACATTAACAGGATATATAAACGACAAGTACGTAACTTACCTTTCATTGAAGAAAAAGAATTAGAAAAGACTTGACTTTTTTTATTTTTGTATATATACTTTTTATAAACTTGATTTGGAGATTGAAAAATGGCACTGCCAAAGACTAAAAGAAAAAAGCCTAGAGCTGCTCCCCGGCTTCAACGTGGAGCAAAACTTAAGGAACCTTCATGGGAGGGCTGGGAAGAGTGGAATGGCGAGGAGATACATCGCTTTAGACGTCATACACATGATTGGTATTACGAACACTTTAAGCCTGCAGACTTATACTCGTATGTTCCTAAGTGGATGGAAGACAACGGTTATGATAAAGAGAAAATCAAAGCCGTAAAAGCCGCTCCTGGCAGAGCTCTTAGTATTACAGCAAGTATTGTTGCACGTATGGATATGATGGGTGCGCCAAAAAAGACAGATAAAGAAGCAGCACATTGGGAAAGTCTTCCAGGTACTAGAGGTGACCTTCGATGTTCAACTGAATTTTTAAAACTACGAGTTGACGAAGCAATCGTTGAAGGCAAAACAGCACTTAAGAATAAAGTTGAAGAAAAGAAAAAAGAAGATAAGTTAGCAAAACCTGTACTAACTATTCAAGATCGTATTCTTTTACAAGCCCATGCCGCATGTGAAGCAATTGATGAGTGGTTAGATGGACATGTAGAAGATTCGAAAACATTTAAAATTGACGGTTTAGATATTAATAAACATTTTATCAGAGAAAAAGTAACACAGGCTCATGCTAGAAAAATTAAAGAAATTTATAGTTCAGAATTACGTGAAGTAGTTGACTGGCACAATATTCCTACTTCAGGACAACTTAAAAAGTTAGCCGAAAAGGACTGGAAAGAAGCAGATGACTGGGAACAGTTAAAAGAAGGTTACGATCATAGAAGTAAAAAAGAAATGGCTACTTGGCTGAAGGCTTTAGAAAAGGTTATGTCAGCATGTGACATGGTTATCGAGAGTGCTAAAGCAACACGTAGACCACGTAAAGCAAAAGTATATAGTGCAGAAAAACTAGTACAGAAACTAAAGTTTAAAAAGTCAGATGACAAGTACAGTATCGTAAGTGTTAATCCTGCAGACATAATATATGCTAGTGAACTTTGGGTGTTTAATTGTAAGACACGTAAACTTGGCAAATATGTTGCTAAAGATCCAGATCCGCAAAAGATGCAACGTCCTGGTAGTGGACTACAAGTTAAAGGCACTACTATTACAGGATTCCACGAGGATGAAAGTATACAGAAGACTTTGCGTAAGCCAGAAGAACAACTTAAAGAGTTTAAAAACTCAGGAAAGGTTGCGTTGCGTAAGTTTATGGATGACATAAAAACCACTGATACAAAGCTCAACGGGCGTATAAATGCGGAAACCATACTGTTGAAGGTATCTTGATAAATACTTACATGAGCGATATCGATAAGAACAATTTAAACACAATAGAACAGGGGTTTGCACAACTTAACGATGTGTTAAGAGTCCTTTCTAATAAACCAGTCACTGTAGACTCACTACCAGATAGGAGCATAAGTGGCGATAAAATCTATGCAGGTAAAATTGCAAAATTTCAAAGTATTGGCATAAAAGATGATGCTACGCAACTAATAGTTCAAGTCGATGATGACGGTATAACTACCGATAATATTGATGTTGAAAACATTGTTGGTGAAACTACTGTCACAGGTAGGCTTCATATGCGTCAAGGCGCTCAAGTACATGGCAATATTTTTGTTGATGGTGAAATGACTGTTACTAAACTTCACGTTAATGAATTAATTTCAGACGTAAGACAAGAAAGAAACAGTCCTTTAACTTTTACACCCGACGACAACGGATCAATTAACGGAAAAGGTTTGTTGTTTATAGGTGATGGACACACTAGACAATTTGTGTATCAAGGTAGTAAGTTTTTCTCAACTGAAACTATTGATTTACACAAAGACTCGTCTTTTGCTATCGGAGGAACTAGTGTTCTTTCGCAAGACACGTTAGGTACTAACGTCCTTAGTAGTAGTTTAAGAAAAGTCGGAACACTAAGAGACCTGAAAACAACAGGTTCATTAGATGTTGATCAGTTTATATTCTGGGACACGAATACAATGCGTTTAGGTATTGGTACAGATACAGGTAATGCACTTGTAAGTATCGTAGACGGTGACTCAGAATTTATTATACAACCAGATACTAACAGTGTTACTATAGGGTCGTATACTACAACTGATTTAAATATTGTTACGGACAATACAACCAGATTATCTATTTCCGAATCTGGTAAAATTACTATAGGATCAAATATTGAGTCTAAGACTGTTGTACAAGGAAAATTAGGAGTTAATATAACACCTGATTGCGATGTAACTACAGCAGGCCCAGTTCGATTTGAAGGCAAAAAGTTCGAAGTTGGAAACGATATTCCAACTACAGGATCATACAGAAAAGGTGATATAGTATGGTCTGACAATCCTAAGCCAACTGGTTATGTTGGTTGGATTTGTGTTCGTGAAGGTACTCCAGGAAGCTGGAAGCCTTTCGGACAGATTGCTTCTTAAACTCGGAACTGGAATAAAATATGCAAAAAGACTCAAGTCTCTATGAGAAACTCAGAACTATAACATCACGACAAGCAAACGCATGGAAAATATTTGGTAAATCTGTACCACTGATTGTTCTCGCTGTCTTCTTTCTATTACATGTATTTGGTTTTAATACACTGTCAGAACAACTATTAGTAGTTGGGGGTGCATTTTTCTTTGCTGTCGCCTGTATATGGTGGTGGTGGGCAATTAATGTAATGGTACAGGTTGCAAACTTAATGACTCGAGCAACTGAAAAGTTTGAGGAAGTTAAAGATGACATAGTTGATGTCAAAAAAGAAATTAGTTCTCGAACAAAAAAATCTAACAAAAAATAATTTTCACTAAATATTTTTATGTATGTATTCGGAAACGGCGAAAGTCGATCAAAAATTAATATAGATTCCTTATCTGGACTAAAGTTTGGATGTAATGCTATTATGCGTGATTACCAAATGGACCATTTAGTTTGTGTTGATCGAAGAATGGTTGACGAAGCCGTTAAATCTAATGCAAATCAACATACAATAATTTATACCAGAGAAGATTGGATTCAAAGATACGAAGGTATTGAAAGAGTTCGAACAGTTCCTAAGTTACCCTACAACGGAATGACAAGACCCGACCAACCGTTTCAGTGGGGGAGCGGACCTTATGCATTACTACTAGCCGCAATGAAGTCAAAAGGCGACATTGTTAGCCTAATAGGTTTTGATTTGTATAGTAAAACACAAAATGTTAATAATATATACAAAGGTACACCTAACTATGCTAAAGTAGAAAGCAGAAACATTGATCCAAGATATTGGATACACCAAATTGGTATGGTTTTTAAATGTTTTCCAAAAGTTAAGTTTAATATCTATCAAGAACGTTATTGGGAATTACCAGATTATTGGAATTTTTCTAATATTTCACTTGACAACTTAAATAATTTGTAATATAATAACTATTATACAGAGGACTTTAATACGTCGACCCTCTTTAAATACTCCGCCGTTATTTATATAGGAGAATAACATGGCTTATTATAGCACTAAAACATACGGACACAACATCGGACTATCAGCGGTGTTCCGTCAACCTAAGGCAATGCATTCACATTGTCATTTACTTCATGGATATAGTTTACAGTTCAAATTTGTATTTGGATGTTCAGACTTAGATGAGAAAAACTGGGCTGTTGACTTCGGTGGATTGAAGCCGTTAAAGGCTTGGCTCGAAGATAGTTTTGATCATAAGACAGCAATTGATATTGCAGACCCAGAACTAGAAACTTTTAAAGCATTAGAAGAAAAAGGTCTAGCAGAGATTAGAACTTTTGATGGTGTTGGTTGTGAGAAGTTTGCATATCACGCATGGAAGTTTGCTGATGAACTTATTAGAGAAATTAGCGATGGACGTTGTTGGTGTGAATCAGCTGAATGTGCAGAGCATGGTGCTAACAGTGCAATCTATACACCATACTCAGTGCAAAAGATGTCACACGTAGATGGCTAAGACATATATACCAGGAGAAACAAAGGAGCAACGTAAAGCCCGTAAAGCAATTGAAAAGGGCCTTGCTACTAAAGTTGTTACTCAAGAACGTAACACCAGCGACAGACGCTATATCCTTTGTCTAAAGCACGGTCAGAAGTACTCTGCAGATTATGTAAACAAGTTATACAATATGACACAGCGTCATTGTACACTTGAACATGAATTTGTTTGTATTACTGAAGACCCTGCTTACCTCCTTCCTGGCATACAAACTATTCCTTTGCCAAAAGGTCTTGAAGGCTGGTGGAACAAGCCTTATATGTTTTCAAAAGACTTACCTATTAACGGCACAATACTTTACTTAGATTTAGATGTTGTAATATCTTCCAATATAGATAAATTGTTCACATATCAACCTGATCACTGGTGTACTGTTAGAGACTATACTAGAGCAATGCGACCAAAGTGGCCTAAGTATAACAGTTCTATTGTTAGATTTAAAACAGGACAGTTAGCACATGTATGGGACGAGTTTGAAAAGAATCCTAAATCAGTTATGAAACAGCATTTTGGTGATCAAGATTGGTTATATGCTTCTACACGAAAACAACAAGCAATGCTGTATCCAGATAGTTGGACTCAAAGTTGGAAATGGGAAGTAAGAAAAAGTAGAGATTGGGCACCTGGAGGCAAAAGAGGCAGTCGAACATTTAGACTTATTGAAGATGTGGTTCCAAGAGTTGAATGTTGCGTTGTAGTTTTTCATGGTGATCCAAATCCAGAAATGTGTAAAGATCCGTGGGTGGTAGAAAATTGGAAATAAAGAAACATTATATTTTTGACGTTGACGGAACACTAACGCCTAGTCGTAGAAAAATAAACGACGACTTTGCAGTGTTCTTTTCAGACTTTTGTGCAAATAATCTTGTATACCTTGTTACAGGTAGCGATAAAGAAAAAACAATAGAGCAAATTGGAGAAGAAATATACAGTTTATGTGAACGTGTATATAACTGTTCAGGCTGTGATGTTTGGGAAGGCGAGTTTAACGTAAGATCAAAAGAATGGAGTTTGCCAGAAGTAGCAAGAAATTGGTTGCGTAAAGAAATACAATTATCAGAGTTTTGTTTACGTACAGGCAATCATATTGAAGAACGAGCAGGCATGGTTAACTTCAGTACTGTAGGACGCAATGCTACACTAGGTGAACGTAAGTTATATGTAGACTTTGATACAAAGACAAACGAACGTAATAGAATTGCTAGAGAATTCAATTTACAATTTCCAGCAATGGAAGCCAAACCAGGTGGCGAAACAGGTATAGATATATCGCCAATAGGTTGGGATAAGAGCCAGATACTAGTTGATTTTGATCCTAAAGATGAAATATATTTCTTTGGTGATAGAATGGATAAAGATGGAAATGACTATCCACTTAAAAGAGAAATCATTGACAAGGACTTAGGAATATGTTATAATATTAACAATTATAACGAAACATGGAATATATTGAAACATCTATGATACTAAGACGCATAAAAAACTGGGCTGATGTATGCAAAGTACACTGGAAAGAAATTATATCTCTTGCTATCGCACTTCACTGGATAATGGACTTACTAATTATTATCCCATTATCATTACTAATAGGTTATTTTACCGGAGTACACTTTGGACATGGACACTAAACGTATAGGCTTTGCATGTAAATTCATGCATAACGACCAAACACAAAAGAAAAAATTACTAGAAGAAATTCAACGACCGCTAAATACTCGTAGCACAACAGTACAGTGGTTGAATAGACAAACACGTGATGTTGCTGAAGAACGCTTGTGGGATATTATGGTCCACAATATTGCGTCATACGGAAAGTTGATTGATTATGTGGGGAGCCTTCCTCGAGAGCTTAGAATGGTCAGACTGGGTAGTGATGTACTTCCTGTTTATACCCAGCATGAGTGGTCTTATTATTGGCGTAAGCCTGATGTGGTTGCATACTGTGAGAAAGAATTTGCAAAAGTCGGACAAAAAGCAAGGGAACTCGATGTTAGACTCTCCATGCACCCAGGCCAATTTACAGTCCTTGCTTCGGATAATCCGGAAATAGTAGATAGGAGCGTAGAAGAATTTGAATATCACACCGATGTCATACGCTGGATGGGATACGGCAAACAATTCCAAGATTTTAAGTGCAATGTACACATCAGCGGCCGCCAAGGTCCAGCCGGTATCAAAGCAGTCCTCCCAAGATTATCTCAAGAAGCGAGAAACTGCATTACGATCGAGAACGACGAAATGTCGTGGGGTGTCGACGCAAGCCTCGAACTTGCAGACGACCTTGCACTTGTACTCGACATACACCATCACTGGGTCCGTACAGGAGAATATATTCGTCCAACCGACGCTAGATTTGCTCGCATGATAGATTCATGGCGTGGTGTACGTCCTGTAATACATTACAGTTACAGTAGAGATGAATGGTTACCCGAAGGCTTCACACATGAAAGTTTACCTAACATGGAGAACTTACTAGAAGCAGGACACAAGAAACAAAAACTAAGAGCCCACAGTGATTGGTATCCTAACAACGAAGCAAATGACTGGGCATTAGAATTTTTAGATTATGCAGACATTATGTGTGAGAGCAAGATGAAAAATCTTGCTAGTATTGATTTGTATAAATATTATGACGCAAGGAAAGACTATGAGCTATTTGAACAAAATGTACGGGAACAAGGGCGCCAGCTCGAAACACTCTGAAAAAGAGTCGACAAAAAATCCTAACCGCGTAGCGGGTGGACTTAAAGGTCAAGGTGTCGACCATTTCACTATGTTAGGTGAAGATGGCTCAGAGTTACAAATTCCAAGTCAGCGTTATGTATCTAGTTTGGAAGAACAAATAAGAAAACAGCGAGCAGCTTTAACCGTCCTAGAACGTAAACTGTCTCGCTGTGAAAAAACTATTGAGCAGCATACAGCCGCTATTGCTAGATCTACTTCTTAGAAGCGTTAAACACTTCTTTAACTAAATCGTCTTTCTTTTTCCTCTTGTCAATTTCTACACCAAATTCTCTACCTTTTTCTTCAAGTTGAGCTTTAGTTAGTTTAACAAGATCCGCTTTCTTTACTGTAGCCTTTTTAGCAGGCGCTTTTTTTGCCGGCGCCGGCTTTTTAGCTGCTGTCTTTTTAGGTGGCGTTGACATTACATTGTCTATTACAACAGGTACTGTCCCGGCATCACTAAAAAAACTTTTAAGCCATTTAAACATAATAATCTCCATAATATATATTTTTGGTACATTTATTTATAAATACTAGTACAGGAGATACTAAAAATGGCTAATAGAATGGTTGGAACAAAAAGTTTAAAACTTGATAGAATTACAGGTTTACGTGCAGATGCACAAAATGGAGTTGGAGTAATGACCAAGGTGCCAGTTATTAAACCTGAAAAATTAAAAGATGAAAAGAGAGATATGTCTAACGTATCAACTTTTCGAGGAGCAAAAACATCATGATTAGAGAATGGATTAAATCACGTTTAGAAGAGCGTACATCTTGGGATGGAGCAATGCTTATAGGCGTTGGCGTTATTGTATTAATTGCAGGACCTTTTGCTAAGTTAGCGGCTTATGGCGCTATTGCATACGGTGCTTGGACTATCTGGAAAAGAGAAGACTAATAATGGCAACTACAGACGTTGGTGCATATATCATTGAAATGAACGAATCCGACAACGAACGTGCAACTAATGGCGTTTCAAAAAAGTTATGGAACGTTGCTATTACTAACAAAGAGACTAACGAAACTATTGAAATAGATGACATCGTTAGTCCTTATGCTAGAGAAAAGTGGTGTGCAACTGTGTTTAAAAATGCTAAAGAGGGCTTAGATCACGATGATGGGCCTGATTGCTGTTATGTAACAGCTCGTTACAGATCATAATTTACTAATATCTAAATTACTTGAAACGCTCATGTCCCAAACATGTTTGCGTTCGACTCCCTTTTTCTGTGCAAAAACCTTACTGTCACAGTTCTTACATACATGAAAGTAGTTGTTTGTTAACCGCTTAGGGTCCATACTTCCTCTTGGTCGTTCAAACTCTGTATTACAGTTATCACAACGTAATACTACATGAGTAGACTCTCTAACGTAAGAATGTTTTTTCCCGCATTTAGAATGCCTTACATGCCGCTTCTTTTGTTTGTATTCTTTTATAAACATAACTATATTTACATTAAGATTATAAAAACTATCGATAAATAACAGTAAGGAGACGCAATGATTTTACCTATTACACTCACAAAAAATGCAAAAAACAAAATTAACGAGCTTTGTGCTACTAATGCAGAGCATTTTGGAGTACATTTAAGCCTTAAAGGTGGCGGATGTGCTGGTTTTGAATATGACTGGGGTATGATAGTAAAAGAAGATGTTAGTCCAAACGATGAAATTATTAATACAGGTGAAGGCAATTTAGTTATAGATTCTATGGCTCACATGTATTTGTTTGATTGTACAATAGATTATGAAACAGATGTATTTCAAACACAATTTGTAATTAATAACCCTAACGCACAGAGTGCATGTGGGTGTGGAATTAGTGTAAACTTCGACATGGATGCTGTCGAAAAAAATAACGAGAAAATAACGGAGCTCACATAAAATGGCACAAGGTAAACAAGACATTAATATCGGCGTTGAAGGTAACGACGGAACCGGCGATAGTATTAGAGAAGCGTTTAGAAAGGTAAATGATAATTTTACCCAACTATATGCTGTATTTGGACAAGGTGGTTCGATATCATTTACTGAATTTAGTGATACTCCAACACTAACACAACTCCAAGAGAATCCTAGTACATTTTCAAGACCTACTTTACCAGTAGTAGACGTTGCTGCTGAAGGTAGTAAGTTAGAATTTAGAAAATTAGTTAGTAACAGTTTCCTTGATGCATCTGTTGATGATACTGTACAATTTAGTTTGACACAAGGCGGTTACATTGTTGTAACAGCGGCTGGTGGACAATTAGAAGAAGACGAAAAACCAAAAATTAATTCAACTGGTGGTGGTATTAATGCTTCAGGAAATATTATTGCTGGTATGCCAACCAGTCTTAATGACATTGAAAGTAAGTTATCCGTTCTTAATGCTGCACATGATGGTGCAGGATATACAACTGACAGTGTTGCAATATCAAAAGGATTTGCAGATACCAATTATCTAAAGTCAACTGGTGGTGGTACTGGCGCACAAATTAGAGTTCGTACTGAAGATCAAATCTTTACAGAAGATTACTCATTTACAATTGATAGTTTTACAGCAGGCGTTGCCAACATTACTGGTAGAACTGTAGACGGAACATTAATTACAGTTCCAGCAGGTCACGGACTTGATAGTGGTGCTAATGGTTTACCATTTAGATACGAAACTACAGGCACAAGTGCAACAGCAACACCGGCATCAAGTGCCGTTGCTCAACCACTTACAAATCTAAATCCAGTTTATGTTAGAGTTGCAAGTGCAACATCACTAGAATTTTATGAAAATGCTGAGGCTGCAAAAAATGCTACAGCAAATAGAAAGATCAGTTTCCAAGCAGGTACTGGTTCAGGAACACAATCACTAGTTGATGCAGAATATCAACCAAGTATACTAGACGGTAAGTTCCTTGCTAACGAAGCAATGCCTAGAGAGGCTGCACTTAGACGTCAAGGTGACCAAATGGATGGTACACTTTACCTTGACAAGCACCCAGGTGACTTAGCAAACATTACAACAGGCTTAGAAGATTTACAAGCCGCTACTAAATTTTATGTAGACAACACAAGTTATGCAAGTAATGTAAACTTGTTTGTTAGTTTACAAGGTGACGATAACCAAGTTAATACACCGGCAGGTAAAGAAGGTAGAGCATTAAGTTATGCTTATCGTACACTGAATGCTGCATTACAAAAAGCAGAAGAAATTATTGAAACAAGTAAGTTGGAACCTGGTCCATATATGCAGACCATTACTATTGACGATACTGTTCCAACTCATGTATTAAGTGGAAACACAAACGATCTAGGATTTAAAGTTCCAGCAACATATAACGGACAACAGACAGCAAACTTTAAAGCATTAATGGACAATAACAAAGCATTTGTTCAAGAAGAAGTTATTGCTTGGACTAATGCACAGATTGCGGCAGCCAATGCAGCTGTTAGTTTAGACCCTAATGTTCCAGCAGAAGCAGAATTAATTAAATGGAAAAACTTTACATACGACGAAGATATTTGTAAACGTGATGTAGGATTAATTTACGAAAGTTTAAAACTTGACGTTATTAGTGGTACTAACGCCAACAAACTTGCAAGACAAGCAGGTTTAAGATACTATAGTAATGCCAGCGGTGCTATTGCTATTGGTCCACAGAAAGAACAAACACTTGCATCAATTGCAAAAGTTGAAGAAATTACTAGACAGTATGTTTTAACTAACTCGCCATGGCAAGGTGGCACAGGTAACCCAGGTGTTTATCAAACTGACGTACAACAAAATGTTGTTTCACCAGGCACACCGGCTCCTGCAGATGCTATTGCAAGAGTAGGCGACCTATTTGATATTATTGAAAGCATTATTAATAACGGTATAAGTGGTGCACCAGTATTACAAGAAGGTTCTGTATACGTAATTGAAGTTGATAACGGTGGTAACGGTAATGTATGGCAAGGAAAAGCAACTAACACAGATTTAATTCCAGGTAAAGTTATTACAGGATCTAAGTCAGGCGCTGTATCAAGAATTGTAAACTATTATAGAGGCGACGAACTAGGTGGAGCAGGCAATGACCAAATTGAACTTCAACTTGAAGAACCAATAGAATTTATTGCTAGGTCTGATCCGGGTGTTGCTACAGCAGATGATCCAACTTATGAAGCAGGCGATATACTTGAGTTTGGTAATAAAGTAAGTCAACAAAATATTACAGTATTTTTAGAAACTGGTATATTCTACGAGGACTATCCGTTACGTGTTCCAGCAAACGTTTCCATTAAAGGTGACGAATTTAGACGTACACACATTCGACCAAGAAATCGTGTATCACAGTCAAGATGGGCTAATCAATATTTCCACAGAGACAACTACTTTGATAATATGACACTACACAATCATAGTGTAGAAATTGAAGGTGAAGTAGAAATAACATTAACGCAAGCGGTAACTGTTAATGTAGGTGATAAGGTTACACAAACTGTTGCAACAGGAACAGCAATTGGTTTTGTACAAGAAAAAGCAACTAATTCAACCACTATAGTTGTACAATATTTTGACGGGTATGATCCAGTAACTAATAACGGTGTTCCACCAAGCGAAACAGGAAACGGATATGCTGATGTAGTTCAATTTGATACTGTAGTAAACAACAATATTTCAATTAATAATTCTGTACAAAGCGGAACATACTTAACAACAGCGCCAACACAGTATTCAAGAGATACAAACTTTGGTTATCATTATGGCCTTGACCCAAGACGCCCAATTAACACTCAGGCGAACAGTGTAGTTAATGCAGGAGGCTATACTAATGCTGTTTCTATCTTAGAAAAAAATAGAGATGCTATTGTACAAGAAGTTTTACTATTCTTAGATGAATCGTCAACTAATAATTTAAACAATGGTGGCTTTGGTGATTACACTCAAGTTGAACTAACACTAACAGGCAACGTAACATTTAGCAGAGGCGATACAGTTACACAATCAGGAAGCGGAGTAACTGGTAAAGTAAAAAGTGATAGTACTGGAAATTCAGTAATTATTGTAGGACCAGATGGTATATTTGATACTAGTGGCGAACTTTCAGTAGGCGGAGTAAGCAAAGGAGCAAATAGTGTTCCAGCTACGGTACCAGCGGCAGTTGCATTTACATATGGTCCAAAATGTGCAAGAGACTTAGGACTTATTGTTGATGCATTGGCATTTGACTTAGAAAAAGGTCTTGTTGATCAGTCACTTGAAGCACAAGGAAGATACTATGCAGGTGCTGTAGAAGTAGGTCAAGAAGTTATAACTTCAGCGGCTATTTTAGAAATTGGTAACATTGCACAGGCACTACTTGGTGCATCAGCAACACCAGTTGGAACTCCAAGTGTTCCAAGTTCAAGACAGGCGGCGTCAGCATGGGATATTGCAGTAACAACGTCACAACTTGCTGAATCAGGAACAAGTACTATTGTTTCTGGATTATTAAATATTATAGTATTTGCGTTTAACAGCGAATACAATCCACCTAAACACAATAAAGATATGGATGTCTTCTTAATGAATGACGCAACTATCTTACGTAATATGACTGTACAAGGTCATGGTGGATTTATGTGTGTACTTGATCCAGATGGACAGATACTTACTAAATCACCATACATACAAACAGGATCAAGTTTCTCACAATCAATAAACAAACAAGCATTTAGAGGTGGTATGTTTGTTGATGGTTTTGTAAGTAACATGCCATTAGAAATTGTTGACAACATTACAAGTGCAGGTGTTAATTCACCATTTGAAATATTTGTAAGAAGTAGAAGAGATTCTAAACAAGTTAATAGTAACGGAGTAGGACTTGGATTATTTGCAAGACGTCCTCAACTACCTGCACCATTCTATGTAAACGGTGTACGTTACCAAGTTAATGCTATTAGAAACTATGACCCTACTAACGGTACAGCAGAACTTATACTTGATAAAAATTCAAACCCAGATGCAAATGATGAAGGACAAGGTTGGATTGGTGGAGAAAATTATCCAATCGTACTTCAAACAGCTGGTAACAGATCTATGCTTGGTAATGACTTTACGCAAGTTAATGATTTAGGTTACGGACTATTATGTACTAACAATGGTATATCTGAAATGGTTAGTATGTTTACATACTACTGTCACGCAGCTTATTATGCGAATAACGGTTCAGAGATTAGATCGTTAAATGGATCAAACGCTTATGGTAACTTTGGACTAGTTGCTGCAGGCGGTGACCCGAATGAGGTTGCACAAACTGGTTCATTAGCATTTAATACTTCACAAACAGGTAAAGTATATGTGAATCCAAGTGCTAGTGCAAACGCTAACGCATTACAAACATTTGTATATGCATACGATACAGACTTTGCTCCTTTACCAGAAGGTGAAATTGATGTAACATATAACGAAGAAAAAGAGATTGCTAGTATATCAGCATCTAATCCTGTTGTATTAAATGTTGAAGCTCATGGATTTGTAGAAGGACAACGAGTACTTGTATCTGAAAGTAATATTCCTACTACTGGTGGTGGTGCTAATCCAGGACTAGACGGAATTCGATATGTTGGCCCTAGCCCATCAACAGGAACTTTAACACTTTACACTGACGCATCATTGACTACAACATTAAACGGTTCATCGTATAATACAGGTTCGTTAGGTAACAATGCTGTGATACAAGATGCAGGCGGTACAGCAACATCATCAAGTAGATTTGAAGTTGTATCTGTTACTGATGCACAATCAGCAGACGGTGTTCCGGGCGTTAACGAAGTTAAACTTACTCTAAACGGAGCATTAACTAATGTTCCTTACAACACAAGAGTAACTATTACAGCAGGAACTGGACAAACAGCAACGGCTCCTTTAGGTAGAGTAACTAGACCAATTAAAGATGGTGTTAATAACAGTACAATCTATGTAACACTACCAGAAAATAGAGATCAGTTTAGTGTTGGAGACACAATATACACTGACGGTACTACTACAAGTAGAACTATTGCAAGTATTGAAACTAACTTAGATAAAGCAGGTCGTAAAACTATTATTGGTGTAACAAAAACAAACCCTGTTGTACTTGAAACTATTGGACATAACTTTATAGACGAAGATGCAATTACTATTGTTGACGGTTCAGGAATAACAGAATTAAATGGAACGTATTATGCTAAAGTTAGCACAACTACAGGCGGAACTACTAATGATAAACGATATGTAGAACTGTATAGTGATTCAGCATTAACTACACCAGTAAACGGAACAGGATGGGGCGGATCATACACAGCAAGATCAGGTAAAGTATTTTTAACTGAAATTGGTGGCAACCCACTAATTGGTGAAAACGGTGCTGTATGGAAACTGTCATTCTCTAACTCAACTAATGATGAATCAGTAAGTACAGGCGGACTAGCAAAGCCATTGTTTGCTGGTGAATCATTAAGTATTAGAGCAAGAGCTAAGTTTATCTTAGACAATGTACAGACTGTTCCAATTAGACCTTCAACAGCAGTTGTGTTTGAAGAACAGCCAGAAAACACTTATCGTTCTATTAACTTTGACGTAACTCCAATTAGTACTTTTGATAATGCAGGTGAAGCAACTTTACCAGATGGTCAAAACATACTTACATTTGATAGTAACTATGATTATATTAGACAAAGAGTTGAGTATGATAACTATAAAGCACAGTTTAAACTAGTACTTGCAAGTGCTACAACTGGCACAATAGCAGAAGGATCTGTTGTTAGACAAGGTTCTGCATCAGGTACAATAACAAAATCAGAAGGCGTAGGTACAGAAGAACTTTATATTAAAGACTGGAACGGTACTGATTTTACTGTAGGTGGTGGAAACATTGAACACGATGCCGCAGGGGACGGAAACTTTAGTAGTGTCGGCGGACTAGCAGGAAGCGGCGCTGTTAAATTAAGTTACTTAACAACAAATGGATTTAAAGAATCGTTTGGTGGTACACCAGGTGATAGATACATTGCTATTCCAGCATTAGGTACAGAGTCTACAGTAAGAATTCAAAATGCAGATATGATATTTGCATGGAAAGATAGAGTACATAAAATTCTTGCATATCACGATGGAGCAGGAACATCTACTGGTTCTATTGGAACAAGAGAAGCAGGAGAACCTAATTCACATGCAACAGGATTTGCGTATTTAGAAATTGATCGTAATTCAGTAAGTAACAAATATTATGATCCAGACGAAACAGCACCTACTACAGGTATTGCTGATACATTAAGTCTTGGTAACGAAAGTGATAATGTTAACCTTGCAATTGGTGTTCCGGCAGGTGAAGGTGCAGAGATTACTGTTAACATTTCATTATGTAGAGCAACAGGACATGACTTTAGTAACATTGGTACAGGTGGATTTAATACATCTAACTATCCAAATATTATCTTTGGACAACCTGCTTCAGATAAGACAGCAATCGTAACAAGTGATCCAACAGTAACAAAAGCACAAGTTTGGGAAAGAAACAAAGGGCGTGTGTTCTTTGCATCAACAGACGAAGATGGATTCTTTAGAGTTGGTAAGTTCTTTACAGTTGACCAGGGTACTGGTACAATATCATTTACAGCACAAATTAATATCTCAGGACTAGACGGACTTGGATTTAAAGATGGTGAAATTATTAGTAAGTTTACAAGTAGTTTCACACAGTCAACAGCAGAACTTAAAAATGTTCCTACAGAAGTTGCTGTAGTAGATTACATTAATAGACGTTTAGGCTTTGATGAATTTAACGTAGCAGATCCTGCACCACTTACAACGGTAATGAGTGCAACTAATCCACAGTTAACACCAGTAACAGTAGGTGGAGAAACTACACATACACTGAACATGACAAATGGTAGAATTACTTTACTAAAACGTCCTGTTGCAGATACTGATGCGGCAACCAAAGAATACATTGATAACAGAATATTTGCAAATGATGAATTTGAAGATCTTCGTAACGTAAGTTTTTATCAAACAGATTTTAATAACCAAAATGGTCAAAGTGATTTAATTGTACTAACAGGTAAAAAGAAAATATATGTCAAGTACGTTGCAGGAACTATGTTCTCAGTAAACGATGTTATATATGGTGAAGATACTAATAGTGCAGGACGTATTGTTGACATTAGTGATACATTCAAATTTGACAATGGTGAAAATAGTACAGACACAGCATCAGGACTTGATGTACAAGTTATAACTTATACAGTTTTACCATTAACAATGGTTAACTTAAATGCAACTGGAACTGTTGCTGTAAGAGGACAACTGTTAAGACAACCTTCAACAGGCGCACAAGGTTATGTATTACATCCACAAACAGTAGTTGGATCAGGTAAAACAAGTGCTACACAGATGATTCTAAGAGAAGTAACAGGATCATTTAATGGTACTGCTATTGAGCTTGTAAACAATCCGGGCGGTAGTGAAACTGTAGTTGCAACATCAGCATTGGTTACTAGCACAGCAGCTATTGCAGACGGTGTAAGTGGAGATCCTATAGACTTCCAAGCAGAAACTATATCAAACGGAAATGTATCAAGAAATACTACACAAGGTAGAGATGGTCTTGCTGTATATCCAATGGTTGAAGTTGCAAACGCAAGTGAAAGCAAAACTGGTAGTCCTGGTGATGCATCACGTAGTGATATTAATATAACAGTAACTAGATCAGAAGATGCTACAAGTGTTAACTTACAATATCAAGCAGAAAGTTTACTAGATGCAGATGTTAATACAAACGCAGATATACAACAACAAAAACTATTAATGCAAAAGGCTCCTGTATTACAGGACAGTGACGACTTTGAAGACTTTACTACTAATGGTAGAAGAGTAAGTCAAGCAAACAAAGGTATTGCTGCGTTCTCTGCAGATGCATTTGCTGAAGATCAAGTATTTGTATTCACAGGATCTGTTAGTGCAAACGTAGGCGATATTATAACACAAGGTTCTAATATTGGTTACATTGATAAAGTTATTAATAGTACTACTCTTAAAGTTAGAACAAGTGATACATTTGTTACAGGTGGAGCAACAACATGCTTTATTACACCAATAACAACATTTAACTTACCTGGAAGTGCTAACGCTGTACAACAGACTTCAAGCATAAAAGGAACACCAGTTGATTCAACTAGAACTATTACTACAATAGAAAAAACTGGTTTTGTTAATGTTAAAGATAGAGGTATAACATTTGATAAGATTCAAGATATACCAGAAAAAACTGTAATTGGTAGAGGTGACATTGGTGACCCTGCATACAATACAGACGGTATACCATACGCTGTTAGTTTTGATCAAATTATTGATTTAGGCGGAGCAATACAGGATAAGGATTTTGCAAATAGCACAATTACAGAAGTTGGTGGTTGGGTAATACAAACCGAAGGACTTGTTAGTGTTGCAAACGGTGCAACTGTAAGTTCAGGTGGTGTTAGTGCAACTGTACAAGGCGCTGTTACAAGTGAAAATAAAATTATTGTTATAAATGCAACTAGTACTTTCCCAGGAACAGGAACACTTGCAGGAGTAACAGCAGACAGTCATGCATCTGCAGCAACTATTGTAAGTGCAACTCAATTCTCAAGTTCGGGTGAAGCACTAGTTAAAATGGCTGACGGTGTATATGGTACTACACAGATTACTAAAGCAGGTGAAGGTAACCAATTAGTACGTACACTTGATAATAACGATCAAAACGATCTAACATTTGTTTCAGCAAATACTGAAGGATTTATTAATGTTAAAGGATTGTTAGTTGACAGTCGTAGAGCATTAGATACACGTTCAGCAGGCGGTAGCACATTCTTAGACGTTTATACACCAAACGAAAACTTAGCAATGAGCATATCAGGTGTTACTCCTGGTGCTAGTCAAGTTGACGAAAGTATAGTTGAGATTCCAACAGCAAGTGTTGACATTGGTGATATTGGTATAAGAGTAGAGCAAGTTACTTCACCAGCAACAGGCAAAAACGGTCATGCTAGTGTGTTCCAACAGAACGCATCTGCAAATACACCAGCAAATAGTAAACCACACTTGGCTGTTGATTGGGTGTTTACAAACTTTATTCAAGATCCAGACGATCTAACAGCAACTGGTTCAGGTATTGCATTAGGTAATATTAGTCCATATACAACTGCTGGTCAAACAGCAATTATTGCTAATGGTAAGAATGCGTTACTAGCAGATTCAACAGGAGTTGTACTGAGATCAGGAGATGTTGATGTACTAACAGCATTATCAGGAACAACCACAGTTAAAAATGCATTTACTGTTGAAGGTAATACAACACTTGGTAGTGGCGATGATACATTAAGTATTGGCTCAACTATCATTACTGATGTTGACTTGCAAAGAACTAATGCAGACTCCGCAGGTTATACTTTAGACATTATTAAGAAAACAAGCAGTGTTGCAAACGCAGACGGTGTTGGTACTATTAACTTTAGAAGCAACGATGATGCAGGACCAATTGCTACTTTACATACATACGGTGCTATAAAATCAACTCCTTATCT